AAGAACTAGAGCCAGGTCTGAATGCACTATTCGGCTTGGAATACAAAAGGTATGAGAATCAGCATGCTGAGATTTATACCAACGAGAACAGTGACAGAGCTTTTGAAGAAGAAGTTATGTTATCTGGTTTCGCAAACGCACAAGTAAAAGGTGAAGGATCTGGTGTATCATTCGATGAAGCACAAGAAACTTTCACTGCTCGTTACACTCACGAGACTGTAGCTTTAGCATTTGCTATCACAGAAGAAGCTATCGAAGATAACCTCTACGATAGATTAGCTTCTAGATACACAAAAGCTTTAGCTAGATCTATGAGTAATGCTAAACAAGTAAAAGCTGTTGAGCCTTTAATCAACGGTTTACCATCGACTGCCACTTTCAAAGGTGGAGACGGTGTTGCTTTATTTAGTACATCTCACCCTACAGTAGCAGGTACTTTTAAAAATACTTTGTCTACTCAGGCGGATCTTAACGAAACTTCATTAGAGCAATCGCTAATCGACATCGCAGCGATGACTGATGAAAGAGGTCTTAGAGTTGCAGCAAGAGGAGTGAAAATGGTCATTCCTTCAGAGCTTCAGTTTACAGCTGAGAGATTGATGAAATCTCAAGGTAGAACTGGAACAGCTGATAACGATATAAATGCAATCGTTTCAATGGGAATGGTTCCTCAAGGATACAGAGTGAACAATTACCTAACTGATTCTGATGCGTTCTATATCATTACAGACGTGCCAAATGGCATGAAAATGTTCAACAGAGCTCCATTGACAACTGCAATGGAAGGTGATTTCGATACTGGAAACGTTAGATACAAAGCTAGAGAAAGATACTCGTTTGGAGTATCAGACCCTAGAGGTATCTTCGGCGTAGAAGGTGCGTAATAACTAAATTTATGGGGCCGCCTCAAAACGGCCCCATTTATAAAT